TGGGCTAACATCACACGTAAAGGAACACCTCCTGATGATAGTGCAAAGTATGATGGAGAAGAAGATAAATTTAATAAATATTTTTCAGAAGAATCTGGAAAAGGTGATACTTAAATGAAAACAATATGGTTATTATATATACTTGTTTCTTTTAATGGTAATCCTCAATTAGAAGTAAAGGAATATGATACAGAAGAAGGATGTAGAGAAGAGAAAGTAAGAGTTATAAAAGAAATTAAAGAGGTATATAATCTAGATGCTGAAGCACAATGTTTATATACTCTACAAGATAAAGAAAGTTCTTGACTTTTATCGTAAAATGTGTCATAATTACACTATAGAATGCCAATTATGGATTCTATTGGAGAGTTCTGGCTAAAACTACCATGCAGTATCCAGCGTAGTCTCTCCATAACTCGCTTATAAAGGAGAAAAAGATGAGTCTATTTCATAATATAAATAGATATGCCATAGGATTTGATCAGTTGATGGATCATATGGTAGCCTTGCAAAACAATGATGTGTTAAGTGGCAATGATTATCCACCTTATGATATTGTTAAAGCAGGTGAAGATAAATATACAATAGAACTAGCAGTTGCAGGATTTAAAAAAGATGAATTAAATCTTGAAGTTAAAGATCAATACTTAACTATCAGAGGTGACTCTAGTACAAGACATTCTAATGAAGAATATCTTCATAAGAATATAGCAAGGAGAGCTTTTACTAAACGCTTTTCTCTAGCAGAAAATGTAAAAGTTGATGAAGCAAAAATAGAAGATGGTGTATTAGTGGTTACTTTAACCCATGAAATACCTGATGAACAAAAACCAAAGAGCATTACTATTCAGTAATGAAATACTAGAGAGGGTGTTTCACTACATCCTCTCTCATTTATTGGAGATATTATGGCTAAAAAAAAGAAAAGAATAAATACAGTTTATGTTGGATATGATCCTAGAGAAGAGACAGCTTACGAAGTTTTAAAATTTTCTATAGAACGAATTGCTATGGACCCCATACGAGTTATACCACTTAAAAAACCTGTTGTAGAACGAATGGGATTATACACAAGAAAACATGAAATACTACATGATCAATCCTATGATGTAATAGATGGCAGACCTTTCTCAACTGACTTTTCTTTTACTAGATTTTTAGTACCTGCTCTTAATATGTATGAAGGATATGCTTTATATATGGATTGTGATATGTATGTACGTACTGATATAGGTGAGTTATTTGAAATATGTGATAATTCTTATTATCCTTTGTGGTGTGTACATCACGAATATGAACCTAAAAAAGGTATGAAGATGGATGGTAAAGCACAAGAACCATATCGTAGAAAGAACTGGTCAAGTCTTATGATGTTTAATTGTGGACATTCTTTAAATAAATCTCTTACAGTTAAAGATGTTAATACTAAATCAGGTAGATGGTTGCATGGATTTGAATGGCTACCAGATAAAGAAGCAGATATAGGTAGAATACCTGAAGATTGGAACTGGTTAGATGGACATTCAGATACTAAACTAGAAGCAAAGAATGTACACTTTACAACAGGTGGACCTTGGTTTAAAGCATGGGGTCCTAAGAGAGATCAAGATACTAAGTATGCTGTTGAATGGTGTAATGATGCTAAATGGTTACAGATGAATGGTCTTATTGATGAATCAAAGGACTATGTTATATGACAAAAATAAATTTTGTTACTTCATTTAATGAAGATATTTTAAAGAATGTTGGACATCATTTTTTAAAGTCAGTTAGTGAACAATGGG